AATCAAGGCCCAGGTCGGTGCTGTTTACATCATCGTCTGTGTCAGTATTCAGCGTGATAATAGGGGCTTCATTTGAGTTGCTATCTTCAGGGTCAAATGTTGACCGCATATGTACATAAGTTTCGCCCCAGAGATCTAGGGTGGGGCCGCCGGTTGAGGCGCTAGTGAAATCAGACAGTGCTTGGTAGTGTTTGCCTTGGTATTTGACTACTGTTCCAGCGCGGTAGAAAGTGCTGTTTGCGTAGGTTTGGTCGGGAGCGCCTCGGCGCAGCGTAATTTCTGACGCACGAACAACGCCAGGAGAACCCGCGCCTGTGCCAGCAGAGCTGACCAAAAGAACGTCGTTGCCTGTGGTGCCAAGGAGTTGGGTAATAGCTCCACCTGCACGGCTGGGGTCTGTTTGCACAACAAAGTTGCGCTCAGGCAGACGGCTGACAGCGGTGTTGTTGAGCTTGAGGCTTACGCGACGTTCAGCTGGTGTACGAGTATCGACTAGTCGGCGAATGTAAATTCGCTTACCTACGGCTGTGCTTAGGCCGGTGTCGGTGTTAATTTCTGGAGGATTGTTTGTGCCAGATTGCTGTAGTCCTCCTAGGACATTCAGATTGCTGGGATTAGCAGAACTCCAAGCAGAGGCTGAGAAGTCGGTGCGCCAGTCGTCGCCAAGTGGGTTTTCTACCCACACTTTGGTGCCTGATGCAAGAGTGTAACCTTCGTTTAGAACGATTGAAGGAACACTTTCGTTAATTTCGTCGGCTGCTAGAGGTGCTTCAAGTGTAATAAGAGAGTTACTTACTGAAGCAACAACACCCAAGTAGATGCGGCGGATGTTGCCGGTCTTTTCGCCAAGGTTTAGGGGTACGCGGATTGCGTTTACTGCCCAGTTACGATCCAGGTTGAAAGCAAAGTCTTTGTAGCCTTTACTCAGGGCAGCACATCCACCAAAGCTGCTATTGCTGTTGGTGATTGTGATTTCACCGCCAAGGTCAGTGAAGTGGTGGACGCCGTGGCCAATAGCGAAGACGCTAACTTCTTGTACGAAAGCGTTGTTGATTGCGCTGATGTGGCGGCTCAGACGTGACGGGTTCATCCGCACGTTGTCTGGGTCAGCTGCAATGAATTGGTTGTAAGTGGTGGTAGTCCAAGTGCTGGCGTCGTAACGCTGCCAGCAGCTCATGTCTTTTTGCAGTGATACGCCAGTGAAGTTGGCGGTCACCATCGACTTCAGGCCATCTACTTTGGAGCCGTCCATGAAGGCTCCGCCCATGCCGTAGTTGGAACGGACTGAGCAGTTGAAAATGTAGGGTGACGCGCTGCTAGTGGTGTCCCACGCAGGGTTAGGTGCATCGGCGCGGTCGATTGGACCGACAATTTCGTACTCCGTGCCGCGAGTTACTGTCAGTGCAGAGCCAAGGTCTGCTCCACTGCCGACTGCGCTAAAGGTTTTGGCGTAGAAATCATCGAGTTCTGCTTGGCTCGCAAAGTGAAAGCCGTCGAGCAGGTGGTGACTGGCCTCAAGGCCAATCTTGTCCATGAAGGTGAAACCGAAGAAATAGCCGGTTCCAGTGATTTTCAGCATCGCCCGGCGATTGCTGTAATCAGGTTGCTCGTCTGCTACAGCTGGGACGAAGTTTGGACGGATTGTGGTCTTGCGCAGGTCCGGGCCACACAAGCTGCAACCCCGAGGAAGCAGTACGCCGCCAACAGTCGCTGGGTTGAACTGAATCAGCTCATTGATAGTGGGGTCTTTGGATGTGCCCCAGGAAGTCAGGCTGGTGTTGGAGCTGCCGGGGTCGTTGTAAAGAGTGTGGACGCCGGTAGAAAGAACGATGCTCACGCAGTCAACGTGAGCGGCAGGGTCGGTAATTGTGTACCAGTCTTTGCTGGTGATGATTGCGGCTTCGATTACCGCACGGTTGATTGTTTTAAACGGGCGCTGTGGAGTAAAACCGCAGGTGAGCCGCTGCTTTTCAAGACGCTTAAGTTTGGACTCAATAATCTCAGCTTGAGTTACCCCCGTTTCAAAGTCGTTATATGCCCCACCTACGAATTCGTCGCTACCTGTGTAGGGGTTTACATACAGTGTGAAGGGGGCGTTGAGGGGGTCTGCTTGGGCGGTGTTGCCTGCGGATACGGCGGCGTTACCCACCACCTGCCGCATCATGTCGTTCAGTGCAGCAATCTGAGAGCGAAACTCACCTTGAGTTGCATTGATGTCGCTCAGAGAGCCGCTGTCACCAGCAAACCCGAGATTAGTCACGTCTAAGTTCTGCTTCGTGTCTTGATTGTAGCGGCAGCCTAAACCGGCAGCACTCGTACCTTAATTTCCGAGGTGGCCACGAAATCTGCTGTTCCAGTGATCACCTCGGTGGGGCGCGTGCTGATTCGTGTGTTGGTCATCAAAATGTCGCACTCGTAATAGACCGAGCCGTCGGGCTGTTGGTTATACCCTGTGCGGTTTTTGTAGATGTAGAAACGTGCTCGGGAGTTGCATTGGTTTTGAGTGAGTAGTACCAAGCGGAGGACGGAAAGGCCGGACTCTTCGTTTTCATTCAAGCTGCTCTCTGCTTGGAATTGCAGGCTGCCCGCACCACGCACAATTGATTTGATGTTTTCCCCGAAGGTTTCGCCGATAGCTGTCACGTCAAGGCTGGCGGCATCTACGGAAAGAACCCACTCTTCCAAGTCGCACTGGATCTTCCAGTTGCGGGCTGTTTCATCACAGACAACATCGAAGCCAGCAGGCAGGCTGATCGTATTACCTAGGAATTGTTCTGATCGTGCCAGTGGCCAAGAATTTACCGAGGCGGCAGCTGTATTAATGGCTGAGGCGTACTCGGTGTTCGAGTTGTAAAAAGCGAGGATAAAATTTCCGGGGTTTACGTTCAGGATTGGTTTTTCTTGGCCGGCTATGGCGTAAGCCTCGGTGGTTGTTTCCCAGAAACGGATGCGATCCAGTTCGTCGCGGCTGATGTAGGCGTCTGTTTGTAGCGTTAGACCTGTGTTTGCGGCATTGTTGTAGAAGTCATCACCGTCTACAGAGCTGTAGAAAGGTGCTCCATCTGTTAGGGGGCCTGTGTAGAAAATGCGGTTGGGACCTAAGTCCCAGACAGAGCCTCGGTAAAATCCGTGGCCGTCGGGGCAATCTGCGTAGCCGTCACCGTTGATGTCCAGTGGGACGCCAATGGATGACGCGATAATTACACGGTCACCGCCCCAGAAGCCTGGGTTGCTCAGTGAGATTGTCTTAGGTGTGGCGGACGTGTTAATCCGAGCAGGTGCCAGCACCGTTGGTTCTGGAATTGCCCGGCTGATTTCTAGGACGCCGCCATTACCTAGGACAGCCATTAGAACGCACCTTCAGGTTTGCCGCTGACTGTGAAGGAAATAGGAACGCTAATCAGGCTGCCAACACTCACGCTTACACCGACTTGGGTCACCAAAATTTGGCCTTCAATAGTGCCAAGCGATGTCGATGTATCCAGCAAAAGTTTTACGTTAGATAGATTTTCAGAGTCGCTAAGTAGCGAGTTCATAATGTTTCGGGTTGCAGTATTTTCTGAGTCATACATCAAAGTGCCGCTGCCTGTTGTATTGCGGATGCCGTATGCGTAGGTGCGATCCAGTTGGCCGATGCCGGTAGTTTCCAGTGCATCCCTATTGATATTCAGCGAAACATCTCGCACCTTGCCGATGGCGACGCCTTCAAACTGAAGTTCAGCAGTGGCGGCTGTCTTTACTGCCATGTCTAACTCCTTTCAGTCATTCTACTATCGTCCTTCTTAGCTCGGCTACGAGCTGTACGGCCACAGTAGATCGGTTGGGGGAAACACTCTCAACTGTAGGTGGTTCCTCTGAGAAAAACCATTGCATGCCGGCTCCAGTTGAGCTGGTGTCTAGCCAGCCTTTGAGGTCGGCAGAAGAACCGTTGAAAATCACATCCGGCAAGGTCAGCTCAGTTGAGGAGCCCTGTGCTGAGTTGTAGGCCGCAATAATTGTTGCGGCGTTGTCGTCCGTTACGTTTTCAAAAGTAAGCCGTAGCAGTGCCTGGGATGGGCGGCTGCCCCAGAGCCTGCTGGTTTTTACGCCGGATTGGCTGACCAAGCTGGTGGTTGGCCAGCGTGGTGCGATGAAACTCCGGCTAGTTGGTTCGATGCTTGGGAAGGTAATTGCCATCAGCCTTCAATTGTCCAGTTGCCCGCAGTATCAAAACCATCCGCAAGTTCCAGCACGCCGGAAGTATTGGTTGGCATGTGCACCGCC